TACAACTGGTGCTGGAAACACTGCTATTGGCGAGCAGTCGCTCAGCGCAGTCACGACTGGCGATTACAACACTGCCGTTGGCACTGGAACAGTCGGCGGCGCCGCGTTTACCAACACGTCGATGTTTGGCTATGCAGCGACTGTCACAGGCAGCAATCAGGTTCAGCTGGGCGATGCAAACACAACCACCTACGTCTACGGCACCGTTCAGAACCGTTCGGACGCAAGAGACAAGACAGACATTCAGGACACGGCACTTGGCCTTGATTTCATCAAGGCACTGCGTCCAGTCGATTTCCGCTGGGACATGCGGGACGACTATCGCACCACGCCTCCTGAGCCGCCGGCAGATGATGCGACGAAAGAAGAGCGTGTTGCTCATAGCCAAGCTCTGCAAGAGTGGCGCGAAGCAAATGCCCTCGACAACCTTCATCACGATGGCTCCAAGAAGCGTTTACGTTTTCATCACGGTCTGATCGCTCAAGAGGTGAAAGCGGCCTGTGATGCGGCCGGGGTCGATTTTGGCGGCTATCAAGACCACAGCCTCAAAGGTGGCGAAGATGTTCTCTCTATTGGCTACGAGGAGCTGATTGCGCCGCTGATCAAAGCCGTTCAAGAGCTTTCCCAGGAAGTGGCATCGCTCAAGGCACGGCTGTCCTGAGATCCTTGTGGACAGGGACACTAAAGTAAATCGACGACTGCGCTGACCATGGACCCAGCCACCCTTGTTGCCATCCTTGGCCTTGGTGGGGCTGGGGTCTCGGCCCTTTGGAAGATCGCCGCTGGCCTGGGCAAGTTTGAGGCCAAGACCACCACGATCTTGGGCGCCATGCAGATCATGCTCCAGGACCACGAGGAGCGTCTCCGCGTCATCGAGCGCAAGCATTGAATCTCATCGAGCCCAGCCTTGAACTTGAGCTGAGCGAGGAGCGAGTCCAGCGACAGCTGCTGGAGCTGTACGAGAACGAGGACTGGTCGGGGCTCCTGGCCACAGCAGAGCTGCTGAATACCGCCTGGCACCGTGAGGTAATGGTGACCCGGTGGCTGGCCAAGGAGGCTGCAGACAACCTGGCCAAAGGCTGGCAAACTGCAACCAACACTTTTCCGACCCATGACACCTCGGATCGCTGAGTACGTGGCCGTTGCAATCGCCGTCCATGGCGCTGCTGTAGCCATCGTGAACCTGACACCCACCCCTCGGGACAACGAGGCCCTGGGCAAGTACAGCAGAATGGCCGTGAAACTGTACCGGGCCATCGAAATCCTGGCCGGCGTCATCACTCCATTGGTCAAGCGGTAGCCCAGGGCTACTTTTTCCTGGCGGTCTTGGCGGCCTGCTTGAAATCAGCGGCGCTGGGGGCTCCTTTGGCCCCTGGCTTCCGCATGCTTTCACCGGATCCGGCTTTGATCCGGTCGCGCTTCCGCTTGATGTTGATGTAAAGCCCGGCCTTGGGGTCAGCCATCAGTAACCCTTTTTGCCGCCGCCGCCCTTGGTGCCTTTGCCGCCTTTTTTCATGGGTCTGGTGTCAGTGGCCCCACCTTAGCCGGGGTTCGCCGGGGTGCATGCCAGTCAAAGCTTGCAAGTGAGGTACCAGCCTCCTGTTCCCCCGGGCATCCACCTGGGGTTCCAGTTCTGGCGGCTGTAAATCACTCCAGCGCCCTTGGTGTTGCCCGTGTACCCACCACCAACCAGGCTGGCCTCACCGTTGGGATCGTTCTGGATCCAAGCGACGGCCGTGTAGCCGATCACCACTGACCAATGGCCACCGCCAGAGGGGCCAGACACGGGTCCATGATGCAGCCAGCCCACGGCTACGGGCCGACCAGCGTCAATCTCGGCTTCCAGCTTGGCTGGGGTGCCGTCGGTGTGAAAGTTGGCCTTGAGGCCAAGGCTGCGCAAGGCCAGGAGCTGGGCCTGGGCGTCGGTGCTGTCGCCGTATCTGGACCGGATCGCGTTGTAAGCGTCGTCATTGACAACTTTGCCGGCATACATTGCCAACATGGCGCAGCTGCTGGAAAAGCACTCCCGGTACCCGGTGCCGGACTTGTTGTCGAGCTGACTCTGCCACCTGACCGGCAACGGGTTGCTGGTGGGTGACGCCTTGACTGCAGGGGCCGCCCGGTACAAAGCGGCGAAATCTTCCACCTCTTTGGGGCTCAGGACCTGCTGCAGGGCGTTCCAGGCGGCCAGCTGGTGCGGTTGTTCTTGGTAATGCTTGGCAGCATCAGCCAGGCGAATGGTTGCCATTTGCGATCACAGGGGTCTTGGGAAAGATTTGGACGTTGTCCACCTTCCACGGGATACGTTCCCAGACATCGCAGTACGTGGCAATGTCCCAAGCCATTTCTTCGTTTTCTGCAACGACGATGGTCTGAAAAGAGCCCAGCTCCCTGGTGCCCCCGTACCCAATGAACTCACCGGGGATCCGGATTACCCAGGCCCTGGTGCCAGGTCGATTAGCGACGAGGCCTGATCCAGCCCGTGGCGGCCGGGGCCGCAGCAAGATCCGTAATGCTGCCGCCCAAAAGAGATCGGTCAAGCGCTCCTTCAAGGTCTCCCATGTACGCCTGAAGCTCCAGGTCCCAAAGCTCTGACTGTCGTTCCTTGATTGCTCGGTCTTCATCAATGGCCAGCGATTCATTCCAATACTGGACGGCACCGGCCAAGGCGTCGAGTCGGTCGTCGTGGGCCAAGCAACCACGGTCTGTCGTCAGGTGCGTCAGTTGGTGGAAGAGCTGGTACGCCAGGCGCTTCTCAATGGCTTCGTCGTCTCTGGTCTTGGCATCCCTCTCGATCACCGATCGACTGACGATGAGCCGGTGCTGGTTGAGCACCGGCTCCAGGGCCGCGATGATGCGGCGTTCTTTCTGCACATTGGACCTGACCGTCTCAATGGTGCATGGATGCTGCACCTGTAAATACGGCTTCAGAAGGCTCTCCAGCATGCCTTGACCAAACTGATCCTCCAGGAGGATCAAGTTGACCTTCTGGCGCTTTGCAGCCGCTGCTAGGCCCTGCAGAACGGGTTCTGAGTAGCCGTCTCGAAACGCCCCGGACTCCAGCAAGAACAGGTTGCCGTTGAGATGAGCCACGATCGCGTAGGCCGTTTCGTCCAGGCCGCGGCCAGAGGGGTCAATGAACATGACGCAGCCCTGAAACGGCAACCAAGAGCCGTGGATGTAGGCAGGCCGGTAGTAGTAGTCGCCGTTGAAACCCACCACCGGCAAATCGCTGATTCGGTACTCGGCCCCAGACGACCACACAACCTTTTCTGGCGCGTGATCAGAGACCTCCAGGACCATCAGATCCGCGAGCTTCAGCGGGAACCGCTCAGCATCGCTGAGGCTGGTGTCCAGTTGGAACTGGAGCGCAAATGCCGACCGGCCGTACGACGTCTCCCGCTCCAGCAGGTCCATCTCGCTGAAGCGACCGGGATCTGTTGGCTGGTTCGTCAGCTCTGGACACCCTTCCGCAATCACGGGGGCCAGGTGGTCGCCGTATTTGACGGGTTTCTCGGGGTACCGAGCCGGCCAAATGCGCACCTCGTATCCGCGTTGGGCCAGCTTGTTGTAGATCGACTCCTCGGTCTGGGGAGTCCCAAGGAACATGATCTCGCCACCAGGCTTCAGGATGGCGTTGAACTCACCGACAGCAGCTAGCAGCTTCTCCCGGATGCCAACAGACCACGACGTCGTCGGTGTTTCCACGTCATCGGACAGGATCAAGTCGGCCCGGGACCCCGTCAGTTGGCCAAAAATTCCAACAGCTTTGACGGATGGGCTCTGATCCGGTATCGCAGGCCTGACGTCGAATCGGTTTACAGCGGATCGTTGCTCATCCCGATCTGGCTCCAGACACTGGAGCATTGGCATCTCGCGGATCAAACGGATGCAGAACATGGTGAAGTCATCGGCCCGGGTCTTGGAGGCCGACACCACCATGATTTTTCTTTGGGGATCCAAACGCAACAACCACAGCACGTAGGCCGCGGCCATCCAGGACTTACCCACGCCTCGAAACGCCTCAACAATGCGGCGCTTGGAGCCGTGTTGCATGTAGTGGGCAATGTCAAGCTGGATCGGCGTTGGATCCGGAAGGCTTAAGTGGCGCCAGACCAAAACCAAAAAAAACCGAAAGTCCGTGGACAACGGTTTCGGAAGGTCAACCCAAGTCATCAAGGCGCAGGCGGCTGCGGCCAGGTGATGTCAAACGGGTTGGCAGCATCGGCCAGGTCGCGCAGGTCCTGGCGGTAGGCGGCCCAGGCGTCACGATCGGCGCCAAGGTCGTAGTCGGCAATCTGCGTCCAGTCGCTGGCCTTGAGCAGCTCAATGCGCTGATTGCGGACCTTGGCGTGCTGCGTTTGCAGCTCGTTGAAGCTGTAGGGACGCACGATGTACTCAAGCGCCTCGCCGTCCCAGTCGATTGTCTCCAGCTTCGGGTTGCAATCGGGGCGCTGGTGGGGGCCGCTGTACCCGGCACGCTCCAGCTCGTCAGGCGTGAAGGTGCTGCTGTCGGTGCGGGTGCTGCCGTCCGCAAAGCGGATCCGGTGCGGCAGTGGTGCTGGAGCGGTGGCGTTGTGGGAGTAGAGCATCAGCCGTTCGGGAATGCTGCAGTAGCTGGCGTGAAGTTGGCGGCGTAGCGGGCGACGGTGGTGATGCGGGTTTCGTCGATGTAGCCATTAAGTTCGGCAATGCCGCCGAATCCCTTAGCGATCTTAAATGGTGTGTTGGAATGATTGTGTGTTCCCGTGTAGGAACCATCTAAAGTCCCGTCAATGAATAGCTTGTAATCATTGCTTGCACGCACGACAGCGACGTGACTCCAAGTATCGACAGACAAGGCCCCCACGGAAGAAAACCGCGAACTGTTGTCTGCGTAGAAATACACTCTCCCATTAGCTGAATTGACAGCTAAACAATAACTTCCGGTAGAATCGCTGTCGCCTTGATTAAAGATGGCGCAATCGGTAATCGAAGCCAGCCGCACCCAGCATTCCATCGTAAAATCAGATGTTCCAAGGGTCAGGCCAGCTACATCTAGATAATCACCACTACCATCAAACAATCCACTAGCCCCACCGAACTTGCTTTGCGCTGTGCTGATCTGTGAGTTGCCATTAACCGTTATCGTCTTTGGCGTGCTACTTGAGTCAGTGAACGTCGTGCTGCCGTTGCTGCCATCCATGTGGAGCAGCAGTGACACGTCGTTCCAGTACGGATCACCTGTCGTTGGCCAGATGGCTGCGCGTCTGGCCACGCTCTGCTCATTCTGAAACCACAGCCCAGTCGCTGCGCTAATTGTCGGCGTGCGCCTGACACCCATCAAACCGCCGTTGAAGCCGAGCATCAGCTGAT